ATCATCAGAACTATTAAACATATTACTTAGTTTTTCATATGTATCTTCATTTATTACTAATGCATCATCACCATTTATGATATCTAATAAACTTTTTTCATCATATAATTTTAGATTTTGAGAAGTTAAATAATCAATTGTCTCTACATAATCAAGATCTACAGTATTACCATAATAAGAATTATAATTATTATTAAATTCTAGAGCTAAATCAGTATTTGATGTTGTTGCGTAAAGATTTAATTCAGCATTTTGTAATATTCTACGTGTATTATAATCAGTAATTACTTTAATGTAATCTGAATTTGACATCATTAAATCTATTTTTTGTTCTATATAACCATCAAGCAGATTTGCATCTTTTAAAACTTTTAAAAACTTATCTAATAATTTTATATCAAAAGTATAAAACCAATTTCTGTCAGATATTTTATTGTAAGTATTACTACCTGTAAAAACTTTAGTTGCTTGATTAATATCTCTTACTATTTTGATATTATAATCTAAAACAATATCTTTTAATTTTACTCTAGGTATATTAACTCCAGGAAGAAAATAAATTTTATCTCCAGGAACAAAACTAACAGTGTTTTCTGTAGGACTAAAATCTTTAGGATCTACGCCATATAAACTATTAACATGAATGATAAAAGAATCTTTACTAAGATTATAATAATCATTAGTGTCTATTTTAAAACTAATTAATTTTTCCATAAATAATTATTTAGTGGCCATAGTCATGACCTTTGTGTTTAACATTAGTTTACTAAATTTAACTTTGTTTTGATTCAACAAATCTTTTAACATTACATAGCGCAAATCATCAGTAAAGCTAGAGCATTCTGTAATCAATTTAGAAAGTCTGTCTATCATAGCATCAGAAACAGGATTTTTACTAGCATATACCAAAGAATGGTTTACTAAACGAGTACTAATTACACTAGCAATATCGGCTCTATAAGTATCATCTTTGCCAATAGTACTAAATAAATTATCAAATACTTCTTTTTCTGGTTTAGTTAAAATCTCTTCAGGAGTAATAATTTTATCTAGTTTATTATTAATAAACATAGTAAACATCATACCGAACTCTTCTCCAACAGAACCTTCTGCAATATTTTGTATCAATGGCAATTGACTATTAAATTCTTTGATAGAACTAATAGAATTAAAGAAAGTAGTGATAGATCTTGGATTAACTCTTTGAGTTACTACTTCTGGATGCATCAACATGAAGTTAATACATCTACCGTCAATTCCCATATTTTCTGCCCACTTAGCCCAAACATTTACTTCATACTTTAACTCGACAGAAATAAATCTAGTCTTTTGAGCTACGTCAAGAGAAGTAACATTATAGTCACCATTATCTGGATTAGTAGTCAAGATAACATGCCAATTTTTAGGCAATCTCCATGATACATATTCTTGTCTATCTAGGATTTCCATTGTTGCTTGCATAAAGCGGTGATCCGCACGAGTATAGTCATCAAGAATCAAGAAACCACCCTCACTTTTACCTTGAATCCACTCAGGAGCAGCATGGGACATTCTTTTACTTACTACGCGATAACCTTTTTGATTTGCTGTAGAAATTTCTGACTCAGTAATCCACAATGTTTTACCTTCATTATTTTTTACTTGAAATTCTTTAATAGGAAAACCGACTAAGTCACCTAATTCTTCTAGCTGAGATAAATTTAGTTTTACAACTTGCATATTTAACTCAGAACCTAACTGCATAATAGCAGAAGTCTTACCGAGACCAGCATCACCTTCTATATTAATAGCTACAGGAACTTTACCATCATTTTGTATATGTTGATTATTATCAATCATATACTTTAAAAAATCTTTTAACTCTTCAATATTTAATTTTACTTGACTCATAATTTTTTATTAATTTATAATTCTAGTTTAATAACTTTACCTGGTAATTCTTCATTCATATAAGATTGCTCTGATAGAACCCATAACATATTACCTTTAGGTTTTATTCTTGGATAACCCTCGCCATCAGTAAAATATACTAGGCTAGTGTATTTTTTTAGATTATTATTAAAATATTCTAAAACAGGATCAAATTCAGTACCTCCACGTCCATTAATTTCTAACTCATTTTTGCCATTATAAGCTTTTATGCTATTAATTTTAGTATCACACTGAATAATAGTAATATCTACACCTGCTTTATGAATATGTTTAATCTCATTCATAAACTCTTTAAGCTCATTATCACTTACAGACCCTGAAGTATCTATAGCCAACAACATATGTTGTTTCATTTTAATTTTAAGACCAGGATTATCTTCAAATCTACGGTTTTCTTTTCTTCTAATTTTCTTAGTATATACTTTTGTACTTACACCCGTAAATCTCCTAATATACCCACGCCAATCAAATTTAGAAGGCATTACCTCTTCTATTACTATTACTCCATCTATCTCTCCAGGAACAGTACCTCTAGCTTTAAGAGTTTGATCTTTTATTTGCTGTAAAACTTTATTAGCTTGTTTATCAATTAGTTTTTTCTCCGCTTCAGGCATATTTTCAAACTCTTCCCAAGTACTATGATCAGGAATATTACCAGAAGCAATATTATCTAGTAAATTATCCATAGGTTGATTACCACAAGTACCATTTTGGTTTTTCTTATCTTGGAATTTTTTAAGCTTGTCATAATAATATCTACAACCAGCTTTTCTATCAAGATTTAAGTCATCATAATCATCTATATCAATACCACCTTCAGGAAGGTATTCTTTATCTATATATTGATTAATTTCCATGTCCATAGCGACATTAGCTAAAGCTTTATCAGAAAAAAAGCTAAAAGTAGTAAGATGGCCAAAAGCAATATGAAGTAGCTCATGTTTTAGTAATCCTGTTTTATGCGGTGCACTAAGACTTTCCCAAAACGCAGGATTAATTGCAAGTTGATAGTTAATACCATTTTTACATACACCCGCTGTAGGAACCATTCTACCATCCCAAATTTTATTAAGGCTCATTATATAAAAACCATAATAAGGCTCTTTAAACATTAATTCTTTACTAATTAAACTAAGATCTTCTTGATTACTCATAGTTTTTTAATTTTTCATTTATAATTTTTATTGTTTGCTCTACTCCAGAATATTTTACTAAGTCACTAAAGTCAGTAACTCCTAGTAATTCAGGCACAAAAAAATGAGGTATATTATATTTCTCAGTAAAACTGATAGATAATTTTTTACCTGCCTCGTCATTGTCAAATAGACATACTACCCTTTTAAATCTAGATTTATATTCTTCCATTACACTTTCTTTCATCATCACAGACTCAGACTGTAAACCTATAGCAGCAATATTTAGAGTATCGTGTATACTCATAACATCTTTTAAAGATTTAGTTATTATCAATAACTCTCCTGTATCTGGTAATTGTTTATAACCCTGGTGTACAGTATAATTAGCGTTATTAATCCACTTTTTCTGTTTGTTTTCAAAAGGTTGGTATATTTTATAAGTTACTATTCCATCTTTTTCTTCTACATATACATAAGCATATTTATGAGTTTTGACAGCATTAGAATTATAAAACACATGACTAATTGGAAATACACTAAATTTATGCAGAGTGCTTTTTTTAATATTAAAGCTAGTCCAATAATCTTTATCATGTTTTTCCCATTGTCTAAGCTTTACAGCTAGATTTACACGTTCTTTTTGTTCTAGCCTAGTATAATTTATATTAACCTTATTGCTAGAGATACTTAAACTAGATAGCCCAAAATCATATGCTATCTTAAACAATGCATTAGAATAATTTAGATTGAATAACTTCATTACTAATACCACAAAGTCACCGCAGTCACCTGTAGCAAAGTCTTTAAACATTAAAGTATTAGGATTTACTCTATGAAAATATAAAGCAAAAGAAGGAATATTATCTTCCCGTAGAGGACTATGATAAACTCCTAAATTCTTAATATCTTCATTCATATAAAATCCATATATCTCTTCTTGTGTTACATGTTTTAGTATATCATCTCTCGTAATAAGAGCATTAAACATTAACGAATTTAAGTCTATCTTTTCCATAACAAGAAAAGGGAAGTAGTTAATTCCTACTTCCCTTTATTTTAATTAAACCACTTTTTTACCAATCTTCTCCATCAGAGATAATGCTATTAGCAAGACTCTCATTAGATTTTGTAGGAGCTACATTATCTTCTGTAAGACGCTCCATTGCGTCAACATTAGAAGATAATTTCAACGCTGTCTCTGTAACAGGATGGCTCATATTTTCTACAAAAGGAACCCAACTACGAGGTTGAATATAATTTTTTGTAGAATTTAAAGTACCATAAGTAGCAAATATTCTAAACTTAGCACCAGATGCAAGACCGTCACGAATAACTTTCATAGACTGATCAAGTAACTGTTGTGGAGTTGTAGCATTTACAGGAATTTGAAAATCTTTTCCGTAAATAGCATGAATAATATGCTTCATTGCTGTACCTTGTTTTTTAACTTGATCTTCAATAGTAGCATACTCAGTAGCTTTAGTAACATACCAATAAGAAGTAGAACACTCGCCACCGTTTGCATCAGTAAATATTACTTTGTAATCAGGAGCGTTTTCTTTATCTTCAGGCTTCTTTTTAGAAACAGTCATAGTTACATTTTCTACTAGACCTGCTTTACCATCGTTAAAAATAATTACACTACCTTTTGAGTCAAAACTCGAATCATTTAAATTATACATATTTATTTATTTAATTATTAATTACCAACCTTCTTCTGTACTATCTTCTGTTCCTCTAGAAAACTCTGGATCTAAAGCAAATGGCATATCGTCCATACTTACTTCTACATCAGAAAAATCTTCTTCTATTTCTTCTTCAGCTAAAGCTGTATGTACAGCATCTTCTTCATAAGTAGTTTCTTCCATTATAACTTCTTCAGTTACAGGAATATTTGCATGCAATTTTAAAGTATTTAAAGATCCATTAGGTACTATTTCAAAATTATTTTCTACACTAGTATCTAAATTAAGAATCTTAGCAATAAACTCATAAGTTTTCTTGTCGCTAATAGTACAAGTTTTAGTAAGCTGAATACCAGAATTTATATCAGTAGCTTTACGAACCGCAATAATACTTCTATCAGCGCTAAATCCAAAAGAAACTCTTTCTTCACCTTGAATATTTAATAATTCTTGTGCAGCCTTATTAAATATAAATTTTCTACCCGCTCCTGGCTTATCTAATGCTGCCAATGTTACTACAGGAAATGAAAATTTCTCTTCTCTTTTCTTTCTTTGTGCGGGTACTCCGTCCCAAATTAAATCTTCCATTTGTTTTTATTTTACTTTTTAAATTGAATAATATTCTCTAATTTTTTGATTTACAAGTAATAAATCATTTTCTACGCTGTCTGTTTCAAACATCTCTAACGGTGTTTTACAAGTATCAGAACCTGAAGATACGGTTCTAAATACATGTTTGTTAGCTTGTCCAGGCTGTTTGATAATTTCTGCATAAAGTACTATGGTGCTAAAACTTTCTGGTACAAAGCGCTCAAGCATTTTACCTTGTACGCCAATACGCTCAGTAGAAAAGCCGTTCTCATCAAAATGAATTTCAGGATGAGCCATTAGATATACTATTATATCATCTCTCATACCGTCGTTAATGTAATTAATCAAATCATATTGATTAGCAGCCATCTTAGACCATTTGTCAAAACCTTTTTCTGCACGAAAACTTTGTGACATAATAGCATCAGTCATAATTCTTGACCAAGTATCTATTACAACAGTTTTAACATTTTCCATGCTGTTTACTTTGTTTAGTACTTTATAGACTTCTACAGCATCAGAAGTCTTTTTGTAATTCTTTCTTTCCTCATTATATTTTAGATTAAACTGCTTGAAAGGCAACGCTTTTTGATCAGTGTTGATAATTACAGTTTCATCAGGGTTTAGGTTTCTCAATGAGGTAGATTTACCCATACCTGATTTTCCAACCAGGAATACTAATTGTGCCATAAAATTGTTTTAGATTATTTAATAAATTTACGAATTTTTTCTAGAATACACAAGGCTTTTAGAGCTTAAATATCTTTAATTTCTTGTTTTACTTCTTCTTGCTTTCTTTTGCGTTTATTGTACAATTTACCTCTAAGATGAGGATGTTCTTCTTGTACTTTACGAGAAGCTCTACCAAAAGAATCTATATAAGGAATTATCCTAGCTTCCATATCTTTTAAAACTTGTTTAAAAGGTTTGTTTACATTATAATCTATCTCTAGAAGATATATATAATACAATCTTTCAGTAGAATCTCTAAGTACAGGATACAGAGTAAGTTTATCTTTTACCCAATCATACTTATCTTTAATCATTTTCAATAATAGTTATTAGTAAATATTCCTGAAAGCTTAATAATTTTTGTACTATATCCCATGTTTTTGCATCGCTAGGTTTTATCATAGCAAATGAAATATAATTACCACTATTAATAGCTTCACCGCTTAGTTTTTTTAGACAAGATTTTAAAGCTGAAATTTCCATCTCACCAGTTTTGTCTAATTGTGTATAAAACAATAAAAATGCTAATCCAGATTCTGTTGTAGCTACACTATAATCTCCTAATCTATATAATGCTGGTAACTCAAAGTTATCATCTATATATTTTAATTCAGGAAATTGAGTAAACAATTCTTGATAAGCTTCTTGGCTTTTTACACAATTTAAATTTAATGTTAGAAGTTTAATACTTCCATTTTGCTGTAATGTTTCTAAAACATTACTACTTTTTACTCTTTTTACAATAGGCATTTTACTTTGTTTTTTGATTAAAATAGTATTTATCAATTTTTGCTAATTCTTCAGGCTTATTTCCCTGAAGTTCTTCTGCTTTCGGTAATTGGTAATAACCACCGATTTCTCCAATAAATAAAAAACTAGCTATTTTATTTACATCACCATCACGGTTCTTGCAAATTTTTGCTAGCCTGTAGCGATTTTTATACTTAGTAATATCATATCCCAAACACTTATCTACTCCATAATAAAATGGACTTGCTATACCAATAACGGTATTAGCATCCTCTGCAATATTACCAGTGTTTTTTATATCGCTTAACATAGGCATCCAGTTGTCATTTTCTCTACGTTCCATATTTTCAGACCCACGATTAATTTGAGAAATTACTACAGGGCTATAATTAAACATATTTCTAAAAAATACTAGAGTTCTTGATACTTTGTCTATTGCTTCTTTAAGATCTTTATGACTGTTATAATTAATCAAACCAATATGATCTATCACAATAAGAGTAATTAACCCTGGATTTTTAGGAATATAGTTTACTATTAAACCATCTTCATTTCTTATAATCTCACCCCTGCTCTCAGCATACCCCATCACATCTTTATATAAATACTCAGGACTCAAAGTACTTCGATAATGTAAATATTTATCTTGTATTTCTTGCATTCTAGATTCATATAAAGGAATCAACTCTTCTACTTCTGGCCTTAATATCTCCCCACCTATAGATAGTATTTCATTTAAACTTGTTAATATGCCATGTTCTCTCCAAATTAAATTAGCAATATGCTTTGCAATTTGATGCTCGGGAGGAATTTCTAGAGAATAATAAATAATCTCTACATCATGAACATAATTAGGGTTTGCTTGAATAAAATCTATAGCTCCATACACGTAGGTACTATTGACAAAAGCTGTTTTACCTACACTAGTACCTGCAAAAATTAAATCATAGCGACCTGGTTGGATATTTTTAATGTGATTACTTAAAGTAGTAAAGCCTTGAAACGGGATACCTTTATTTAATCCCTGTTTGCCTCGTTCAATATTATTTTTTAATTTGTCCCAATATTTAATTTTTGCCATATACTATATTTGATCATTATTCCATTCTTGTTCTTCTATACCTGTCTCTTGGATAAATATAAACCACTGTTCCCACATAGAATTATTTAAAACAGTTTCCATATTAGGAAGAAAATTTAATTTTCCAGCTTGTTTTTGTTTAGCTACAAAAGATTGTATAGCATTTACAGCTTGTTGGTGTGCTTCAGTAGTTCTAACTCTTGTTAAATACTTTTTTTCGTGTTTTAATGCTATTTGTGAAGTAGGTCCCGCAGCTCTTAATACTCTAGGACCTACTTTAATAGGATAGCAATTATAAAACTCCCAAAAGTTAATCTCATCAGATCTTATATCAAGTAATTTTTCAATATTTTTCTTGCTTAATATAGTATCAATAAATTTTGTATTTCCTGATAAAATATAACTAGATCCAATTAAACTATTTCTAATAATTAACGCTTCAGACTTACCAAATATTGCTACTATACTTTCTATATCATTATGATATAGTAATTTCAGTAACACCAATTGATTCGGGGTCAGGTTGGCTCGCTTCATCAGCGCCAAACTCAAGGTTATCTCCATAAATAAATTGATTTAAAAACTCATCTAAATTACAAAAAAATACTCGATTTTTATCAATTCCATCTAGCCTTTTTTTCATCCAAACTTCGTCTTGAGTGCCTGGACTATAAAGGTTTATGATAACTGCTTGCTTGTCTGGTTGCATACGAACTACCCGTCCTAATTGCTGTATAAATGTGCGTTTTGTTGAGTTACTGCCTGCAATAATAGCCAAAGAACAATCAGGCACATTGAAGCCCTCGTTTAGCGCTTGTACAGTGCTTAAATAACGTACTTTAGTCCTTTTGTCTTTGAACCTCGCTACTATTTCTTTTTGCACCTTTTTTGTTATTTTGCTATGAAAAGTCATACAAATATCCCCAAGTTTATCTTGCAAACTTTCTGCAAATTCTGTAGTCGCACTAAATATCAAGCCATTACGTTTTCCCATATTCTTTATAATCTTGTCTACTGCATCTATTTTATTTGAGTTATTCAAACAAATATTTTTGCGCTTTCTCATTGCATTATAATAAGCACCTGCTTGGCCTTGTAAAGCTTTATCACTAGATTTTAAGAATGCTCCTGCATTTTTAAAAGCTTGGCCACCATAGCCAAGTTTAGCAGCAAAATGCCTAAAGGCATTATCAGATTTATTATAATCTATTTGTTCAGCAGCACTAAGAGGCACAGCAATATTATAAACTGTATAAGGAGATATCCAGTTATTTTCTAATGCTTCATCAACAGTAATTTTATCTATTACTTGTAGATACTCTAGGATTATTTCATGAAGGTTATCTTCACGTTCTAGAGTAGCAGTTAGGCCTAAAATATATTTAAATTCTACTAATTCAAATATTTTCCTGAAGCTTTCTGCAGCGTATCTATGGCACTCGTCAAGAATTAAAAAATCATAATTTCTATTTTGTTTGATAGCAGTATTAATTACTAATACTTCAGCAAAATTTACTTTATGAATCTCTAATTCTTTTTCCCATTGATTTTTTAAGGCAATTGTAGGAACTACAATCAAACATGATTGTATTCCAGCTCTTGGCACCATGCCTTTTATAGCCATAATAGCAGTATAAGTTTTACCAAAACCTGTAGCTGCTTGAAATATGCCACTATAATTGTTTAATCGCCAACGCTTTAGAACTTCTATTTGTCTTTCTGTTCTAGTCATCTTTTTTTATTAATTTAAAACTTATTTTAGAAGGTTGATTATATTTTTTAATACTAATACTTCTTGGATATAGATTATTTTCTATCCAATAGTCAGCATTTTCTGCTACTATATCTTCTATATATTTATAAGCATTTGTTTTTCTATTATGAATTACAGTACAATGGTTTCTTCCAATAGCTTTACCTACTTCAGTAAGATTAGCGCCCATATCATATAATTCTTTACCTATTTTAGTACGTAGCTCTACTAAATAACTATTTTTAGAATTTTTTACTCTTTTAAAATAATTGTAATAATATTTACATTTTTTTAATACTTCTATTTTCTTTTCATAAGTATTTATCAATACATCAAATTCATTAAAATTTATATCTTTTTCCATATTTTATCTTTAATGTTGCCAATAATCAGTTATTTGAGGATCAGCAGATAATTTTACAACAGGGCAAAATAATTTACCAGCATCTTCCATACATTGTTTTAAGACTTTACTTATTTCTACAGCCATATCTTCAGGACTTTCTACAATCCACTCGTCATGAACTACATTAGGCATAAGAACTTTAAATACTAGATTATTTTCTTCTAAATATCTAAAGAAATATATACCTGCAAGTTTTGTAATGTCAGCACTAGAACCTTGAATAGGATAATTAAGAGACATACGTTCTATATCACCTTTTTTCATAAAATATTCACGTACTTTAGGTTTATAAAATAATTTAAATCTTTCAGTATTATTTTCTTTTTCGTGCTTGTAATTTTCCCAAAAACCTTCTGTATTATAAATATCATTATGTATTCTAGTAAAGTCTTCAAAATAATCTATAAAACATTTACGATTGCTTACAGAGTTAAATTCTATGTAGCCTAGTTTTAGAGCCTTTTGTTTTTCTTGTTTAAAATAATTAGCTAATCCAGGAAATGCTTTAAAATACTCTTGATATACTTTTTCGCCTTCTTCCATAGAAATAGAAAGATTCTGAGAAATAGTAATGCCTGTACCGCCATAATTAATAGCAAAACCAGCGCCTTTAGCAATTTGTCGTTTTTCCTTGTGATTATTTTTAATCTCGTCTAGAGTTAGATTACTAAGCTCAGGAAAAATCTTAGATGCAACAAAACTATGCATGTCACCAAGACCTTGAGAATAAAAATATAATAAATCAGGATCTAAACTTTTGTTAGCCAATACTATTTGTTCTTGGCCAGAATAGTCACTTACTATAAGTTTATTACCTTTTTGTGCTTGAAAACATGATCTAGTTCTAGAATCGCTAGGTATATTTTGCATATTAGGTAATTGCGGTAAGTTTTTCTTTCTATCTCCTTTTTGACCACTAGATAATCTACCAGTATTCATAATTTGCTGATAATTGCTATGTACACGTTTAGTAACAGGATTAATATAATTAAACCAGTTTTCACCATAAGTACTTACAACTTTTTGATGTTCAGTAAATTCTATATAAGTTTTGATAATCGGGTGTTTTTTCTTTTGCGGCCCTATTACTTTTTTATCTACAGAATGTTTAGTTAAGCCTGTTTGTTTATCTTTAGTAAGAGTATCAACACCTAGACTTTGCATAAAAGGAATTACTTGATGAGAGGAAGCCCAATTTAATTTACATTTTGTTCCTTCATCAAATAAGCTTAATTGATTGTCTATATATTTGCTATACTTTTCAGGATTATCTAAGATAAATTGATCCAATTGTGCTTTTATAATGTTTAGATCTTTTAAATCTTCTTCACACTTTTTTTGCCAATCTTTAGGGTTTAGATAAAAACCACAATATTCTATATAAGCTAGAACTTTAACAAACTCATTGTCTAAACTAGCAGTACGAGTTAAATTATGTTCTTGTAGAAATACTTGTTGTTTTCTCATTACTTCATGAAGAAACTTTACGTCATAAGCAGCATATTTTATTACTCTTGTACTCAAACCTTCTCTGTGAATAGCACCACGTACAGTTTTATCAAGTTCTATTTTGCAATATTTATGTACTACAGCATCTAAAGATTTTCTTGCAGAGTCTATGCCTGTAAATAGTATTCTCTCTACTAAAAAAGTATCAAATATTTTCTTTGGCACTATGCTATGATGATATAAAAACCTTAAATCAAATTTTGCATTATGAAATATTAATGTTTTACTTTCTAGCAATTCTTTATATACTTTAATATCTACAGTATTAGTGTCTATTACATATTGTTTATCATTATCGCCTAGTTGCAAAGAAACTAAAGGACAGGTATAAGGATCCATACCCATAGTTTCTGTATCGACTGCTATTATATCAAGGTTATTTAGATATTTTAAAGATTCTTCTACATCACATATAATGTAACCAACGGAATTAAATAAACTCCGTTGGTTAGTTACTAAATAAATCATAATAATTTAAGATTTTACAGATAATAATTATCTTATTTGCTTAATAAATTTACATAAGCTTGTGCACCTCTGCGTGTTTTACTATGCCATATTACATTAGGATATTTTGGATGAGGTAAATATTTCCAAAAGAATAATAATGTTCTTTTTTTAATATTAAAAGAACCATGTGTGTTTTCTACTATTTTGTAATTCTCCATAATTTTTTTTTTAGTTTTTATATTTGTTGTTATTAAAAATAATATGCCCCACTAAATAAGAAAAAATACCTAATATGCCCATTATAGGTATTAATTTTATTTCATCTCTTCTCCATTTTCTGTGTAAGTAATCATTACTTTTTTGCGTCCAATAAATGTAACCATACATACCCATGTATAGCCATATTATTATTGTTGCTACTATTAATACAATATTTTCCATGATTATAATTTTTTATCATTATAAATATCGTCAAAAGATTTTAAATCGTTGTTATTTTTAAAACTATCTATGCCTTGTAAAATGCCTTTGATATAAAATTTTTCCAAAAGATTTTTTTCTTTTATTAAATAGTTATTCTTTAACAATCCTATTAAATATACTAATATACTTTTAGATTCTACAGAATTAGCTAAATCATATTCTTTTTCTAATTTTTCTATAATTTGTTGTATTATACTATCATTCATAATCTAAAAAGTTTGATAATCCTTGAGATCTAAAATATTCTTCTCTTCGAGATATTAGTTCATAATCTAATTGTTTTTTAT